AGAAAAATGTTCTTCGTTCCACAATGGACAAGATGAAAGGTGCAGCTAATGCAGGAAAGGCTGTCGCATTCTTTGCCAATGGTGCAGAGCAGATGCCGAAGATTGAATCTATTCCAACCAATCAAAACGATAAACTATTCCAGGAAGCATCCGGATTGAATACTGAGCAGATTTGTTTCGCTCATACAATAGATCCAATACTGATGGGAGTTCGAACAACGGGTTCACTTGGCTCAGGAAGTGACATCAAACAAGCATATGTGATATTCGAGAAGAATGTTGTGATGCCATTGAGAGAGCAGGTATCCGATATCTTCAATGAGATACTTCGTATTGCAAAAGTCAACGCAGATTTCATGGTCAACAACTTCCAAATCATCAATGAAACAATCGTTGAGGTTGAGGGTGATGCATCCAAAACTCAAGACGCATTGAATGCTATGAGTCCATTGGTTGCAACCAAGGTCCTTGACACCATGACACCAAACGAAGTGAGAGCATTGGCATCGTTACCTCCATTGGAGGGAGGAGATGTGATTGCAAGTAATCAACCACAAACACCTCAAGCATAATGTTGTATTTCATCACCGAAACTTACCTCAAAACAAATACACCAATCACTGCCAATGTGGATGTGACTGATGTGACACCATACATTGCAACTCAAGCACAATTGAGAGTGATGCCAATCTTGGGAACTGTATTCTACGACCATTTATTGGAGGCATACAATGACCAAACATTGACACCTGAAGAGGAAGCTCTTGTTTTGTTCATCCAACCGGTTGTCGCATGGCGATCAGCTGAAGATGCAATCTTTGGATTGACTTATCAACTTAAGAACAAAGGACTGCAAACTCAATTCGGTGATAACTCATCAAATGTATCTCGCAGTGAGGTTGCATTTGGAATGGAACACTACGCACAAAAGGCATCTTTCTTTGAGATGCGATTGATTCGATACCTGGTGAAGAACAAATCGGAATATCCAATATTTACATCACATGAGAATCGAGATACTGACCTACGTCCTCAAATTGATTGTCATATGTGCGTCGGGAATTGCTTCATGAATGGAGTGTGGTCATGTGGCTACCCAACTGATAACGGTTACAACAATTCAATCATGGTATTGTGAGAAATAATGTCATGATATTAGTTGCATCCTTTTGGGCGGTACTTTCACCGGTCATGCCAATGATATACTTAGCAATGTTGGCTATCTTCATTGATACCTGCTTCGGCATTTGGCGATCAGTAAAAAAAGGAGGGTGGAAAGCATTCCAATCTCGCAGGTTATCCGATACAATCAGCAAGTCATTACTTTACGGTGGTGCAATTATGTTCACATTCCTCATTGAGAAGTATATCGCAGGGGATATCATCGCTGAATTCATCTCCGTTGAGCTAATAATGACTAAAATATTTGCATTCTTTTGCGTGATGGTGGAGATAAAGTCAATCAACGAATCATATGAGAGTGTGACCGGGAAGAATGTACTCGCAGCTCTTCGCAAATTCATCACCAGGACGAAAACAAACTTAGACGAATTCAAATGAAGTTGGACATCAGCAAAATCAAACAAGTAAGGTTGAAGGACAACCAATTCTTCAAAGAGGATTCACCGAAATCACAAATATATCTTCACCATACTGCTGGTAATGGCAATGCTGAGGGTGTGAGTCGCTATTGGAATTCAAATGAAACGAGAATCGGCACCGCATTCGTGATTGGTGAGGATGGTTTAATCGTGCAATGCTTCAGTTCAAAACATTGGGCATGGCATTTAGGAATTGACAATCAAGATTTCGCAACAAATGGAGCGAAGTATACCAATCTGAACAAGTCATCAGTTGGAATCGAGGTGTGCAATTGGGGATACCTTACAAAGCGAGGTGATAAGTTCTACAATTACGCAGGTGGATTGGTGAAAGCTGAGAATGTTACGACATTGGATCAACCATTTAAGGGATTCAAACACTATTACAAGTACAGTGATGCACAAATTGAGTCACTCAGACAATTAGTTGTATATTTATGCGATACATATGATATCCCTAAGGACTACAATGATTCCATTTGGGGTATCGATAAGGATGCATTTAAGGGCATGAGAGGGATTTTCACACATAACTCGGTACGGAAGGATAAAAGTGATATGTATCCTTGTCCACGAGTGATTGAAATGCTTAAAAATTTATGAGATACTTACTGATTCTTTTCATCCTGGTATCGTGTTCAGCAGAGCACCATCTCAACAAGGCAATAAAGAAAGGATATAAATGTGAGGAGGTATCAGATACCATCCGCATCACATCGGTTGATTCATTTCCGGTGATTGTGAACAATGAAATTGTTTGGGAGAAGTATATCACTGAGAAGGACACCGTTGTAATTTTTAAGAATCACTACATTCCCCGCACCCGTTGGGAGAAAAAGATTGAATATAAATTGAAAAGAGATACTATCCGCCAAATTCAAAAGGTGGAGGTTGCCAAGTATAAAAGCGAGAGGAAATCTAAAGCAAATATTTGGTTGTTTGTTATTGGGTTTGGACTCGGAATATTCACGAGATACCTATTAAACTATGCTCAAAAAGCACTCTAAAAACATTCACGAACTTCACATTGATGGAGAGAATGTACAACTTGCAATGATGTCCGACCTTCACTGGGACAATCCGAAATGTGATTGGGACCTATTAAAGCGAGATTTTGATTATTGCCTTCAGAATGATATCAAGGTAATGGTGAATGGTGATTTCTTTTGCTTGATGCAAGGTAAAGGTGATAAGAGAGGTAACAAGTCCGATATCAGACCTGAGCACAACAACGCAAAGTATTTGGATAGCATCGTTGAAACCGCAGTTGATTGGTTCTCACCATACGCACATATACTCACAGTAATCGGATACGGAAATCATGAAACTGCAATCATAAAGTATCAAGAAACGGATATTCTTCAACGATTCGTTGACCTACTTAATTATAAGAATGGAAGCAATGTCATGACCGGAGGATATGGTGGATGGTTGATCATCCATCAGAAATATAACACAAGCTCTTGGACAACAACAAAGATAAAATACTTCCATGGCTCAGGTGGTGGAGGAATAGTGACCAAGGGAGCAATCAACTTGACCAGGTCATTGGAGATGTATGAGGATTTTGATGTCTTTACCATGGGACACATCCATGAGAATGCTTGTCGTAATGATGTGAGGGATACGGTTGTTCACTCACCGAAGTACGGATATGTGAATCATCACAAGAACATTCACCTCATGCTCACCGGTACCTATAAAGAGGAGTATGGAGATGGCTCCAAAGGATGGCATGTCGAGAGAGGAGCTCCAATCAAACCAACCGGTGGAAGAATCTTGACGATACATTCAAAAGAATTCACTAAAAATGGATTAAGAAAAATGCATAAAAGTATCGACTCAATCAAATTTCCTTTGTAACTTAGCACCTCATTAGCGTGTGTAATTGGGGGTATCGGAAACGGTACCTCTTTTTTTATGGTTATAGCCTTATGTTTCATATCTTTATTTCAAGGTATAACCTGATATTGTGTCGCATATTTAGCAGATATTTGCGACATTACTTGACATTAATCGGTAAAAATCCGTTTACCCGTCACATATTTAGCAAGTATTTGTTACAATATATTGTGATTTTGCACATTATAATTATCATAACTGGTCATATAAGTATCAAATACATATTATAATGTGCTTTTTGATACAAGTTAATTATATCTTATTCGGTATAATTATACGCTTTTCACCTAAATTATATGTTTTTACATACGTTATCGGGTATATTTAATGCCAACTTCTATACATGAATACCCCATCGGGTATATCATTTACAATTTATTTTGTTGAAAACTGAAAAAAAAGTTAAAAAAGTTTTGCAGTTGTGAAACTTATTACGATATTCGCAGTATAAATTTAAAAAACAACGCTATGAAAAAGAAAGAAATGATTGAAATTCTACTCCAGGAGGAGAGAAGATTATGGAATGACCTTCAGTATTGTATGAATACAGTTGGAGTGAATGATGATGCTACCGAATGGGCAACAGCTCGATGGGCAGTGGTACATAACTTAGTGCAAAAACTTGGATTGAAATGAAAACTACACAAAAACAAAAGGATGCTTTAGATGCATTCATCCCAGTTGCATTATTCTTGGTTGTAATGCTTTATTTTATCTCAACAAGACCAAACTATATCCAAGAGGATAAAGTCATTCAGGACATCCCTGAGCACGTTCAATCAAAGGTATTGGATGGATATGGAGAATTGATAATTAAACACACGCAAAAATGAATTGGAAAAAAGAGATTGATCGCATTGAATTGGACTTCATAGAGGTTGATCATTCATCCATGGTTGCCAATTATAAACTTGGGGCAATATACTTTCGAATTGATATTGATTGGTGGAAGAGCAATTATGATTTTGAAACCGCTCGATATGATATTGATATCAATGTCAAGAATGGAGTGTGGTGGACCGATGAATTCCCGGATGATAAGGTCATGGAATTTGCTCCAGGATACAAGGAATGGATGCTCAACATGATTGAGTGCCTAATGGATGAGGTAGAATTCCTAAGTGAATACACTTGGGGGAATGATAACGATGAAATAGATTGGGAAGAGTATGGTATTTAAACTGCAAAGGATGAAAAGGTTTTGGACAACCAAGTCATCACACGAACACATCAGAGGCACATTCAATGAGGAATTATATAAGCGAATTTGTGAAATTAAATTTAATCAGACGTTATGAGCTATTTAGAAGTAAAAGAATTAATTGGAAAGACATTGACAAAAATAGATGTCGACATGGAACAAGATGTAATCACCTTTATTTGTGATAATGGTGATAAGTACAAAATGTACCACGAACAAGATTGTTGTGAATCAGTAATAATTGATGACATTAATGGTGACATCAATGATTTAATTGGATCACCTCTCTTGGTTGCTGAAGAGTTAATAAGACAAGATGAAAATCCAATTTTTGTAAAAAAACCAATGTTTCAAGATGATTCATTTACTTGGACATTTTATAAACTGGCTACCATCAAAGGGTATATTGATATCAGATGGTATGGTGATAGCAATGGATACTATTCAGAAAGTGTTGATTTTGAAAAAATATAATATGAGCTACAAGAGAAAAGAAAACCATGAAGCATCAATGATTGGAATTGCATTGAGTTTAGGAATAATAACAGTTGTATCAATCATTAAATTAGTGTCGCTATGTTTAAACTAAGTTACTACTCCGGGAAAACAGTCATTCAGTCCTGGACCTTTCCAAGCAAATCATTGTGCTATTGGAAGAAATCAGAGCTATTGAATCGAGGCCTTTGTACAGTTGGAAAATTTAAAGTTGAGCCGGTATGAATCAGCATCGAATAATGCGAGTAATCAAGCTCATTGAATTCCTCAAAGAGAAACCTCGACACATCCACACGATGGGCAGATATCTTCAAATCGGTGAACGATCAGTGTATCGATACCTCAAGATGTATGAGCAACTCGGGTACCAGGTAGAGAAGGATATTAACAAAAAATACTTTATCAAATGAAACCATCAACCAAAATACTTGCCATCGTTGGAATCCTTCCAGTGCTTGGTGACTTCATCGAGGACATGAATGATGAGAAGATATTTACAAAGTCAATAAAACAAAAGGCGAATATGCTACTCGATGAGATACGGAAAAGTGATAAGAAATTCCTAGATGATGCAGGAATCGAAATATGGAATCAACAAATGGATATACAAATGGCCTTTCGACAATGGCTACAAAACGCAGAAGATGACAAAGAACGATAAAATAAAAGCAATTAAACACATCATCCAACGAGATGCATTGGATGTAACGAGTCGACACCAGGTATTGACAATGAGAAGGAGATACCTAATGGCTGAATTGAGAGCATTGAATCTCCCATTCCATTCCATTGGTGAACTATTCAATCGAGGTCATGCAACAGTGATGCATAATATCAAGCAACATAATTGGTCAGTTGAGAGTGGTGATTTATATTACATCACCGTAATTCAAGATGATATCGATGAGCTTCAGGGAAGTGCTAATGTAAAGAAATTACGATTTTTGAGAGATGATATCCTCAAATGTAGATCATACAATCAACTCAAATCAATCAAAAGGAGAGTGTTGAGGAATGAATATGATGAATTGCTTTCAGTTGAGCAATAAAATAGGTACTTAAGTACACATTTTTGGCTATATACTTATATGAATTAAATTATTTTGAGAATTGGAAAAATAAATATTTTCAAAAAATACCAAAAAAACGTGAAAATGTGTACCAAAAACGCTGAAACATCAGTAAACATTGGATTTTGGTAGGTACACATTTAGGTACACATTGAGGTACTAATTGAAAATAAAGTGTATTTTTATGAGTAATGGAATAAATTACTATCTTTGTTGAGGGGTTGTCGGAGGCATCCACTTAAAAGGTTTTCACTGTTCCTTTCCCCCTCTTTTTTTTAACAGTGAACTAAAACAGTTTTATGATCGTATCAATTTTTAAGAAGGTAACGGATACCACAAATCCATTCAACAAATCAGCTCTCTATTGTCTTGAAAGAATTCGAGATGGTAAGTCAAAGGAATTGGTTGAGCAAATCAGAGCTTGTGCCACAAAGGATGAGCAGAAACAATACAAGAATCAGCTTCCTGGAGTTTGCTTCAATGGGACTTTCAAAAGTCGTTCAGTGAAAGGCATTGAACAAAGGTCCGGATTGATGGTATTGGACTTCGATAACATGAGTCACACAGCTGAGGCGATTCAATTCAAGGATTCGTTGATGTTCAACAACTATGTTTTCAGTGCATGGATATCACCAAGTGGAAAAGGAGTGAAGGCATTGGTCAAGATTCCAACTGAGGGAGATTTCAAAGGATATTTCGATGCCTTGAGAACTTACTTTGATTCAGATTATTGGGATAGTTCAGGGAGTAATCTTGACCGATTTTGTTTTGAGAGTTATGATCCAAATATTTACATCAACCATGATTCAATCATGTGGACTCAAATTGAAGAGCCGGAGATTGAGGAAATTGGCTCAATGGATGTGATGATTCCAATCAAGTCCGACAACCGTATCATTGAAAACTTGATGAAATGGTGGGAACGGAAGTATGGAATGGTGCCAGGTGAGAAGAATAACAACCTCTTTAAACTTGCAGCTGCATTCAATGACTTTGGAATTCAGAAAACTGAATGCGAGAATGTGATGCTTAAATTTGATGAAGGAGGGAAAGAGAATGAGATTCGAAAGATAATCAAATCAGCATATTCCAAGACCTCTCAATTCGGGACCAGGTACTTTGAAGATAATACATCCAGGGCGAAGATTGAAAAACACATTCGAGCAGGTAAAAAGACAAACGATATCATCAAGATACTTCCGGAGTTTACTCAAGATGAAGTTGAGAAGTGCGTTGATGCAATCAAAGAAACGGGGAACATCGAGGACTTTTGGACTTACAACAATCAAAATCGAATTCAGTTGAGCATCCATCAGTACAAATTTTGGCTCCAACAAAACAACTTTTTCAAATACTTTCCTGCTGATTCCAATACTTACTCATTCATTAAGAAGGAGCAGAATCTAATTGAGGAAACAAATGAGA